CACGTAAGCAGAGTATCTATAGGTCTGGACTAGAGAAACGCTTTGCACAGACAGCGCCTAAACGTAGGTACTTGTATGAGCCATATGATGTACCATACGTGATGCACAGGAAATACAAGCCAGACTTTGTAGATAAGAAGACGGGTGACTACATTGAGACTAAAGGATTCTTTAGGACAGGAGACACCCAGAAGTACACATCAATACGTGACAGCATCAAGCCAATCAAGTTAATCTTTGTACTGTCAGACCCCAACAAGAAGGTCAGGAAAGGCTCTAAGATTACGATGGGACAGTGGTGTCACAAGGAAGGTTTTGAATTTTACACAGTTGACGAGTATGTAGATCATGTCACTAACAATGGATGAGATCAAGGAGAGAGTGTTGAAGCAGTATGATGTCGATGACCTAGTGGAGGCTCTAGACATCTCTGCTGAAGAACTGCTGGACAGGTTTGAGGATAAGTTTATCAACAGGCTGCACCAGTTTGAAGAAGAAACAAATGGAGATGAATGGGATGAGTATTGATAACGCAACACCAGAAGAGTGGAATAAACTACGCAACAGTAAAGCGAGTATAGCGGAGGCTTGGAACCGTATCTATGATGATGACAACGAGCCTAACGACCACCCAGTGTACGGAGACTACAAGTACGATAGTGTACACCGGCCAGAGCATTACAACACTGGTAGCCTAGAGTGTATTGATGCCATCAAGGGTATGCTCAATCACGACGAGTACATTGGCTACCTACGTGGCAATGCCCTGAAGTACATGTGGCGCTTTAGATACAAGAAGAGTCCTATTGAAGACCTACGTAAAGCTAGGTGGTACGAAGAACGATTGATTAGTTACATGCTGGAGCAGCCTAGTGACAAGTAAGGTAGGCGTACAGGATTATTTAGGTATCCAGATTGATTATGACAGGGAAGAAAACCTTAATGTGTTCTCACTAGAGACACTGAAGGATAGATATTTCTGGGGAGATGAGACACATGCCCAAGAAGCATTTGCCAGAGCGTCGGTCTATGGTGCAACGTATCAAGGACATACTGACTACAATCTTGCACAGCGCCTTTATAACTACGCAAGCAAGGGCTGGTTCGGTTTTAGCACTCCTATACTTAGTAACGGGGGAACCACTCGTGGTTTACCTATTAGCTGCTTTCTCAATTATGTTCCTGATTCAAGGCGTGGGCTATCTGATCACTATGATGAGAACATATGGTTGGCAAGTGGAGGTGGAGGCTTGGGCGGATATTGGGGTGCTGTTAGAAGTAATGGCGTTTCAACTGCTAACGGTAGTCAGTCTACTGGTAGCATACCTTTCATGCACGTAGTTGACAGTCAAATGCTTGCCTTTAACCAAGGCGTAACAAGGAGAGGATCTTATGCAGCGTATATGGACATCAGCCACCCGGAGGTGGAAGAATTTATTGCTATGCGAAAAACTACTGGTGGTGACCTTAATCGTAAGTGTCTCAACCTTCACAATGGAATTACAATCACAGACGAGTTCTTGGCCTCCGTCATGTCTGATGATAGCTGGAGACTCATAGACCCTAAGTCTAAGCAGGCAGTCAAGACTGTATCCGCTAGGGACTTGTGGTGGCAGCTAGTACACACCAGAGCAGAGACAGGTGAACCCTACATTGTTAACCTAGACCGCTGTAACGAGGCTCTACCGCAGCCACAGAAGGACATGGGGCTGGAGGTACGCCAGAGTAACTTATGTTCTGAGATTACCTTACCAACCAGTGAAGATCGCACAGCAGTGTGTTGTTTGTCCAGTGTTAACCTAGAATACTTTGATGATTGGAAGGACGATGAACTGTTTATCTTTGACATGATTAACATGTTGGATAACATCATTGAACACTTCATTGACAACGCTATGATAGATACAGGCATGAACGTGTCAGCAGATAGCATAGAGGAGTTTAAAGATTATGTTAGAGAAGATAAAACAGGCTTTGCAAAAGCCGCTTATAGTGCATATAGAGAACGTGCGGTTGGTCTTGGAGCGATGGGTTTTCATAGTTACCTTCAACGTAATGGAATCCCTTTTGAAGGAATGTACGCCTCCAGCTTCAACAATAGAGCGTTTAAGACAATCAAAGAAAGATCTGAGATGGCTTCCAGAAGTCTGGCTAGAGACCGTGGGGAGGCTCCTGACATGGCTGGTAGTGGCCGTCGTAATTCCCATCTGCTTGCTATTGCCCCTAATGCTAGTTCTAGTATTATATGTGGTGGAACAAGCCCTTCTATTGAGCCTACAAGGGCTAACGTATTTACGCACAAGACTCTGACAGGCTCGTACAAAGTCAAGAACAAATACTTGGAGAAACTACTTGAAGAGAAAGGTACCAACACAGAGAAGACGTGGAAAGATATTGCTGCTGCTGAAGGCTCTGTTAAAGAACTACCGGAACTCACGGAAGAAGAGAAGGCAGTATTTAAGACAGCGCCTGAACTTAACCAAATTTGGGTTATCGAACACGCCTACCAAAGACAGAAGTACGTCTGCCAAGCACAGTCAGTAAACTTATTCTTTGAGCCACCACCAGCTACAGCACCACAGGAGATCCATGATGAGTATCTGGAGTATGTTAATAGCGTACATTGGACAGGAGCTAACAAACTCAAATCTATGTATTATCTGCGAACTACAGCGGCTAGAAATACAGAGAACGTTAACATCAAGATACCAAGGATCAACCTTGAAGACGGAGAGTGTTTAAGTTGTGAAGGATGAACACCCAGCGTACAGAGCAAAGTTCTACATACCTGAGCTAAAAAAGTATACCAATTGGTCTGACTATCTGGTATACTATAAGGAACAGGATGACAAGATTATGTTGTTCAGTAACTACTGTATGCAGATGTGGTCTAGTTACATGAGCAACAAGATCAAACAACAAGAGGCACCCTTGAGCTACAAGGAGTACCTGAGTAAGTACAAGCAATTACTGGAGGATGGATACAGTGATAGATACAAAGATTAGCGCCATGAAGCGCCTGTACAACGCTGAGATAGACGTGTACAAGGCAGAGGTGCAGAACTACCTAGACAATCCTGTGGCTGTAGGTGAGCATGGTAACTTGATTGAGACTATGGACAAGCTGGTGCAGAAGATTGCTGAAGCAGAAGATAAACTGATTGTATTGGAGACACATTTTAGTGAGTAATGTAATTAACTTAATGCCTACACAGGCAACCGCTGACGAGGTACTAGAGGACTGTAAGGGTGAGTTTAATCACGTACTGGTACTAGGGTGGACTGAAGATGACGCTCTGACAGCTAAGGCTACAGAGTCTATGGACTTGAAGGAGACCATCTACTTGGTGGAAGTATTCAAGCAAGCAGTAATTATGGCAGGACATGAAGTAGAATGAGTGATGAACTAATACACCTGATTAGCCTGTGGGCCATGAAGCGTGGTATAATTAACAACAGCACACCTTTAGCACAGTTTGCTAAACTTGTGTCTGAGATGGGAGAGCTAGGAGATAACATAGCCAAGCAGCGTGATGTGACTGATGACATTGGTGACTGTTTGGTGGTGTTAAACACCTTAGCCATAATGAATGACACTACCCTAGAGGAATGCCTGAAGGTAGCGTATAATGATATTAAAGATCGCAAGGGGCACATGAACAGTCATGGTGTCTTTATCAAAGAAGGGGACGCAGCTTGAGTTTATTAGATACTAGAGATTACTACAAACCATTTGACCATCCTTGGATGTTCGACTATTACTCACAACAGAATCAGATGCACTGGTTCCCAGAAGATGTGCCTCTGCACAATGACGTTAAAGATTGGCAGACAATGACTGATGAAGAGAAGAATCTACTGACTCAGATCTTCCGTCTGTTTACACAGTCTGATGTAGATGTAGGTGCTGGGTACGTTGATAGATACATGCGTATCTTTAAGAAACCTGAAGCACGTATGATGATGTCTAGCTTTGCCAACATGGAGTCCATACACCAACATGCCTACAGCCTGCTGTTAGACACCGTAGGGATGCCAGAGGTAGAGTATAAGGCGTTCTCAGAGTACGAGGCTATGGCTGACAAGCATGAGTACATCAACGCTGTGAAGGTCACTAAGGGCGACAAGAAGAGCATTGCTAAGGCACTGGCTATCTACTCAGGCTTTACTGAAGGACTACAGTTGTTCTCTAGCTTCATCATCCTGTTGAACTTCCCAAGGTTCGGTAAGATGAAGGGCATGGGACAGATCATTACGTACAGCATACGTGATGAGTCCATGCACGTAGAGGCAATGACAAAGCTATTCAGGGAGTTTATGCAGGAGAACATTGACCTATGGACTGATGACTTCAAGGCTGAGATCTATCAGGCATGTCGTGAGATGGTTGACCTAGAGGATAGGTTCTTGGACTTGGTGTTTGAGCAGGGCGATATTCCCGGCTTGACTAAGAAGGAGATGCAACAGTACATCAGGTACATTGCTGACCGTAGGCTGCTACAGTTAGGACTCAAGACTAACTACAATGTCAAAGATAACCCACTAAACTGGCTTGACGATGTGTTAGGTGTAGAGCATCAGAACTTCTTTGAAGGCAGAGCTACCACCTACATGAAGGCTGGACTACGTGGTGACGTAGGGAAGGTTAAGTTTTCTAATGTAGCCTGAGTAGACTTGGGGGCTTAACGGCCCCCTTGCTCCTCTCGTGTAAGCGCAGCACCCGTAAGCAAACCTGTAGGTACTGCAACATTTGATGCTGCCCCTAAGTAATCCTCACGAGTAACAGTAGGCTCATACGCCTTAATCCCCTGCGAAACCTGCCTCATTAGGTCTTGTTTTGCCCTTCCCATGCCAGTAGTTTCAAAAGGTACGCCTGTTTTTCTTTCAATCCCTTCTCTAAATGCTTTAGAGTCTGGAGAATAGCTTGCTTTTGGAGTTTCCTTACCAAACAGGTTATATGTGTAAGGCTCAGTCATTGTTATCATTTTAGAACCTTTAGGGAATTCCAGTTCTATATTCGTCTTAGGTATGGCCGCTAGATCGTTCTTATCTGTCATTGTATGCAGGACATTCCCGTCCAAATCAAACACAAATATGTCGCCTACCCCTCCTGCTGCTTTCGCCTGAGATACATGACTAGATCTTACCGCCACCTGTCCATCCGCTTTGTTAACAAAAGCAATGTTATCTCTCTGTTTATCAACTACTTCTCGAAGTTTGGAGTAAGCCGCCATCTGAGTTTTTGTCATTCTCTCGTCATTTTCTATTCTTTTTTTGTAGCCAAGATATTGCTTGACTTTAGAAGAGTCCTCTAGAAAACGCAAGGCAATAAATTCCTGTAGTTCATCTACGTCTTTGAAAGACTTTTTATCAGGGTCTATTTTAGCAAGTGCCTGCTTTACTTGAAACATTCTCTTGCCTGTCTGAGAGGCAATTTTCATACGTGCTTCTTGAGTTAAGTTTGTAAAGGCGTTGTTTTTCTTAATAACAAACTGGAATTTACTAGCGTCTTTAGCTTTGTAGGTACTCTTAATAGAACCCATCATGAAATTCTTAGTGCCTTCAGACACCCAATCAAGATCAGGTCTACCTGTAAAACCAATGTCAAGTGTTTTTCTATTTAGAGGCCCAAAGTCTGAGAAAGAATAATTAGAATGAAATGTTTTTAGAGCGTCAGGGACATCACCAGTTTTCTGTATTCCAAACAGAGCAGACTGTTCCATCTGACCTTCGAGAAAAGAATCCCTAGTCTTAGCTATTTTTTCTAAATCTGCTTGGTGTCTGAACTCAAGAAATTTTATCCTGTTTTCTTCCGCTTTTGTTAGTGCATCGCCTGATGCCTTCTTTGCATAAAGTCTAGAGATTTCTTCATTACTATCTACAACACTGCGTAGCCTAGTGTTTACACCCTCTCGTGCTGCTGCTCTTGCTTGTGGTGATAAGGCTTCTTTAGTTGCTTGTGTCAGTGTAGAAGGAACCGCTGCAATCATCTCGCCTACAGGATTACCTTTGTAAAACGTAGGTAACTCATTAGGAGCGTTCTCTACAATCCTCTGTGCAACAGACCCAGAGGATGCTTTTTTAGCTGCACCTGCTAACGGAAATACTGTAGCTATCTCGCCTATATCAGATAGAACATCAGCCGTCCTTGGGTACTCTTCTGCAAGCTCTTGTGCGCTTTGGTACGCAGCAGTAGACTCTATAAAGTCACCAGCAGCCCCCGCTGCGCTCATAAGACCTTCCTGTGCAAACTCTGGCAAAGACTCAAAGGCATACCCAAGCGCAGCGTCTACAGGGGTGTAGAGTGCCCCTACGTGTCCTGCTACGTTACTAAGCGCCCTCTCAGTGTCAGTTATTTCCCCGGCTTCGTACTGCTGCTGGGTCTCCATACGGTCTCTGTACCAATCAGTACCTTTTAGAGACTTCTTTAGATTAGCGCCAGACAAGAACTCAGCCATTATTCTTCTTCCTCTTCTGGAGCAGGTCTTAAATCAGTCAACAGAGCAGACACTACAGCCCTGTCTAGTTTTAAGTCAGCTAGAAGCTGTGCGTTACCTTTGGCTGCTTTCTCTGCCTTACCTATGCCCACCAGCAGTTGTCCTAGTGATTTTCTAGTGGTAGGAGAAGCCACTAGCCTCTTTAAGCCGTACCCAGACGCTGTTAACACCATACCTGCTCCTAAGTAAGGAGCCATGCCAGAAGCCATTGTAGCGGCTCCTGCACCGGCAGTAGCTGTCATTGCCAGAGGTGTAACAGGGAACTTAGCGCCGGTAACACCCTCTACACGCTGCATGGCTCTACCAATCCTTGTGTTTGCTTCTGCAAGTGCTTTCTGTTCAATAACTCCACCAGCTTGGTACATCAGCATTTGTTTTCTTAGAAGCTGGTCTACGTTGGCTCTAGGCACTGCTTCAGAAACAATACCATTCAGTGTGTCAGCGACCACTCTGCGTCCTGCTGTAATAGCGTTCTCAAACTCACTATCAAAAGCATTACCACGGCTTGACGAAATCCAGTTGTCTATGTTACGTCTAGCGTTAAGTAGACCCAGAGCAGTACCGTCACTTTGCTCTAGTTGTCTCGCCGTCTCTGCAAGTATCTTCTGTAAAGATTGCTCTACATTACCTATGATCTGTGGATGCTCTAAGGCTCTTTTCGCATTCTTGTTAAGCTCTGCTATGACAGTATCCATAGATACTTCAGGATTGCCTGCTTTTCTAATCCTCTCGTCTAATCGTCTTCTAGTGTTCCCTATCTCATCCATAACTGTATTATAGTTAGTCGTGAAGGGGGCATTAGGT